GTTACACGCCAAGACATCCAGCAGCTAAATTTAAGAAACGACATGGGCATTGCGCCACTTGTGGATTTACTCAATGAGAAAATACGTGTATTGCGTAAAAACATCTATCGCCAAGAGGATGAGTTTATCTGGAACGGAGGTCGAATTGAAGGCCTTACCGATACCGAGCTTGTTGGGTTTTTGGATACATTTGCCGCGTCAGGCGTAACGACTACAGGATCAGCTCCAAGCAAGGGTTTGACTGAGACTGTAGCGACAAGAGCAACGCACGTCACATGGGCGGATAAAACGTCCGGAGAGATTATCGCGGATATCGCAGATGCTCAGGCATATTTAAAACGCAACAACGCGTATAGCGGCAACACCTTGGTATTGCCTCCGAATATCCTGACATCGGCACTGGCATTACGTAAAACCAGTGATACAGACACCACACCATTGATCGATTGGATTTCCATGGCGTTTGAAAGAGCGTGGGGCGTAAAATTGAAGATTGTTGGTTGCAATGCGTTAACATATAATGCTACAAACGCAGGAACAACGCATGGATCGAAGATTGCCGCCGACGGATTTGCCTTAATTGATGTAAATCGTCAACATCAGGCCGTTAGCGTAATTGAAGAGCTCACATTATTACCCAGCGTTGTTGACGAGTTTGGAACCATCCGTCAGGTTGGATTACTCAAGACAGCCGGGTTTATGGACAAGCACCCGTCAGCTAAATATTTGGGAACAGGTATTTAATGGCATTACCGGTTGATTTTGTTACACAGATACAATCCATGATCGACGGTGACCCCGACGACAGTGTAATAATTTCAGCCGGAAGTCGTGCTGTTATGGCGATTAAAATGATCGGGGTTGGCGATGCTGACCCCGATTATACTATTGCATTAAATCTCTATACCTGCCATCTTTTGTGGATGACCGGATTTGCAAGAACAGCAAGCAGCAAATCAACGGGCGATATCTCAATAGGATATGATCCACAAAACATGGGAGATAAAGAGGGAATGAGCCCCTATCTGATGGAATTCCGAAAATTCTTTATGTCAGGAAATATGTTCATGAGTTCAATATGACTATTAAAGATAAGGGATATAAGGATTTCCAAAAACGTCTTCAATCACTCGGGAAGGTTGTGATTGAAATCGGAGCGCATGGTCAAAATAACGGGATATCCAATCACGATATTTTTGTAAATGCGGAAATCGGGAATCCTTCGCGGGGACTCGTCGCACGGGCTCCGGTTCGCAAAACGATCAGAGATAATCACAATTTGGATAACTATCGGAACATCATTGTTAATCTTGTCAGACAAACGAACTGCAACGTAAAACAGGTCGCGAATGGTCTGGCCGAAACAATACGAGCTGGAATTGTCACGACTATTATGAGAGGCCTTGAACCAGAATTGACCGAACCATATAAAACCAGAAAAGTAAAAGAAGGGTTTACCGAATTGCCATTTATAAGGACAAAAAATTTCGTACATTCAATCGTTGCAAAACCGAGGTTTAAATAATGCCATATGCTAATTTAAACGCAATCTTTAACGGGGTAAAATTAACTGATATTTTAGTGTTGAGCAAGTCTCGATCAAAAGATGATTACGGCGAAATACTATTGATCCCAGATACAGCAAAAATGTATCGAGGGATTGCCCATGATTCAGAGCCTCAGAATTTAGATATGGATTCAGCCGGCGGGTCTGTTGGGGTGGAGTATAAAACCGTTATCTTAAGACATAAAGTCATAATCAAAATCGAGGACGTACTTTACTTTGATTCAGGAAACAATTTGTCAGTATTTAGAAATACTGGCCTTGTTATTGAGCCATTGCAGCCGGATTATTATATCCAGTTCATTATTTCGGGCGCATCATTTATTTACAATTTAACCGGACAAAATATCACAATTACCGTACCACCCTCAACTACGATCACAACTTTTCTGTCAGATTTTAACACGAATGCATCAGCAGCAATTAAGGCAATTATAAAACCATATTCCATATTAACCGGCAATGAATTTGTTCCAGCAATTGCGCAGACATTTATGTCATGGCTTGGCTATGCGCTACGTAAACCGGCTTACCGTAACCAATGGATTTACACCACATGCGACTGCATGAGATTAACGAGGGTCAAACTCAATGCTTGAAATTAACAAGGTACATCCAATCATTGAGCAATATACCGGGATTAAAGTTTTCCGGTCGGGACAAACTCCCGAATCAGTTCAGGTTCCCTATTGTGTTTATACTCCAATAACTGAGGGACGGTATAAGGATTACAATGTATTAAGACAACTTACCGGGACGTCCCCAGTGGTCGCGTTTAATTACAAATCGCCTTCATGGGCCGATATCCAGTATGATTTAATTTTTGATTCAAAAGGGATTTCAAATTCCTTAACCAAAGTAAACCAATTCTACAATCTGTTTTTGACCTATGGATTTAAGAACAAAACAAAACTGCAAAATATATTTTATACAATAATTTCAAACCTCACAGAAGTTGCGCAAAAAAGAGACATGTCATTTGAGCGCCGGTTTATGTTTGAGGTTCGATATTTTTGGGCTGAAATTTTTACCGATGCAATCGACGCTGGCGGCGGCGCGATTGAAACTATATCACCGCTAACTATTACATAAGGAGAGAATATGTCATTTATTGAAGATATTATTGTAAATGTCGTGCCTGGTCAGGCTACGGCAGCAAGGGAAGGGTTTAACCCGGCGGTTGTCTCACTCACGGGGCAACGCTCAGTGTTAATCCATGGTTCAGGAGTATCCGGGTTGGTCGCAAAAAGTGACGTGAGAAACGCAGCAGTCACGCTGGAGATTGTAGTTAGTGGCGCGTCATTTATTTATTTGGTTGGGACAAATGATGTCCACATCACAGTACCGACCGGAACAACCGTTAGAGGGATTATTTCAGATTTCGACACGAATGTTGACCCCGAGGCGGTACAGGCTAGAGCCCTAATTAATCTTGAGGCGTTGACAACTGGGTCAGGTCTGGTTACAGCGTTAGCCGTTACAGCATTGGCATTTAATCCATATTTCGCGGTACAAAACATCAGTCAGTTGCAGTACTATTTTGACCCTACCGATGCTGCATATGTGATGATTCAAAATTATCTCGCGACGCCTGGACACACTCAAAACATTTATCTGATTGATGCATTCGGTTTAACTGATGCAACACTCAGGACACGCATTGGCCTGTATGACCATGGCGACTGGATTGTACTGATGGCCGATACCGTCACCGAGGCAAGGCAAGCCGAAATAACAACCTATGTTGATGGCGTTGACCGTGTGGCAATATTTACGTCAACTGACAAAACGATATTGCAGCGGGTTAAATCCTCTCATGTTGCGTTTTTAATTCACGATGCGGCGACAAGCCACCCGGAAAGCTCATGGGCTGCAAAAGGTCTGGCAGTTGCAACACCGGGGGCAAACAACTGGAAATTTATTAAAGACCTTCAAGGTCAACTCCCGAACTCGGCAGCTACGCTGACTGATTTAATCGATGTCAGAACGGCAAACGGTCAAAGTTATGTGTCAGAACATGGGTTTAATCTTGTTGATAATAACAAGATGGTAACCATCGACGGGTCTGCTTTATCAATCATGTCGGTACTTTCAAGGTTCTGGGTTAAATTTAATTTGACCGCTGATCTTTTGGAATTGCTTGTAAATGCATCGGCCGTAAACTCTAAAGTTCCGTACACTGACGGCGGGATTGCCCAGGTAGTCGGCGTAATATCCAGACGCCTGACGCTGGCTGGGACTCTCGGTTTAATTGCGCCAGTATCTACGTCAGATGACGCGGCGAACTCAAGCGACGGAAAATACAAGTTTAGGATTACCGCCCCAACATATGCGCAAATCGTTGCAAATACCCCGGCAAATATTACAGCTGGAATATTGGCAGGTATTTCGTTTACCTATGTCGAGGCTGGTTCAATCGATATAATTAACCCGGTCAACGGGTATGTCGTTTTATCACTGTAAGGAGATGATTTAATATGGCACAAAATTTAGGAGTCTACAACATTCAAGAGGTCAATCCTATTATCAAAGGGATTGATTTAAGCGAGGGACTGGCAGAAAATGAGCCGATGTACACTGAGAGGATGGATCCCAAAGAGTTTACGGCCAAGGTTGGAGCCAAAGGGGATTTTACATTCCAAAAGAATAACAACAAAGCTGGGACATTCATTTTGACTTACAAGCAGAATGCGGACAAGGCAAATCAGTTTTTGAGATCGCTTCTTGAGTCATCAGCAATTTTTCCGGTACAGTTCGTAGCGCGCCACTCATATAAAGAGCTTGCGTCTGGAACTTATTGCATGATAGAAGAGGCCCCGCGCAAAAGGTTTGCTGCAAAAGAAGAGTCAGACCGAGTGTGGCGGATAATCACCGGAGAACTCATTGAGACGGATAAAGCGCTATGACGGAAGAGCTTAAAAAACTTTGCGATAAATTTGATTTTATTATTGAGACGGAAAATGTCCTTGGCATCGTCCTTGATAAGTTCAAGTTTATTGACGGGCGCGAGTACCATTTACAGCATCCATCGTTTATGGAACTTCATCGATTTATGATGGGCGCTGAGACAATTGATCATGTGATTTTTGAATACGGGCTGAAAAAGTTAATTCCAAAAAATGACAAATCCCCCGTGATTAATGAGGAGTATTTGGCTAAACACCGAGTCGAGGGGTTTAACCTGTGGTCTAAATTAATCAGGGAGTGTCTTTTGCGGGACAGCCTCGAGTAATTTTTTTGCGAATTTAAATACCTCATGGTTCATTTTGATCCGCGAGGGTATTTTGACTTACAGTGATCTAAAATTTATGACGTTAATTGATATGTGGATTATCTGGGAGAAGTCCGCTGACTCTGGGGTTTTTGATAAATATTTAAAGGATTGATATGGCCGAAGCACTTCAAGCGAATATTGCCGAATTAAAAATTACAGACCTTGTTACCAAAAATCTCAAGGCCATAGATTCAGAACTTACAAAAACCCAAAAAGGAATGAAGGGACTTGAGGATTCCAGCAAATCCGCAGACCGGATTTTATCCGGCATGGCAGGGGGTTTAGCAGCGAAATTTAAATCAGGTCTTGGCTCAATCGGGGGGGCTGGCCAGTCTACAATTTCCGGAGGGGTTGGAGGCGCGTTATCATCTATCCCGGTAATAGGCGGGACACTCAGTACGTTGCTCGGTTCGGTCAGTGCGGCAAAAAATCAATTTATTTCTGGCGTAACCTTACAGACGGAACTTAAAAAATTATCGAATGATTTTAGAACTGCCTTTAAAGAAAAGGGCGATTCAATTATCTCAAAAGTCAAACGTGAAGGATTTTTTTCCGAGCAGGACATTAAAGGTGTTTTTTCTGGGCTCGCTAAAGCTGGGGTCAGCCCCGAGCTATTGGCAAAAAGTCAGGGCACCTTTCAAAAATTTACTCAGGCTCAAGGGTTGGGGTCAGCTCAAGAAGGTATACAGGCTATAATTTCCGGGCAAATTGCAGCAGGGAAAGGCCTCTCAAAAATACAGATTGCAGAGATCCAAGCACTTGCCCCGTTACTGCAAAACATACAGACGGCCGATATCGGATATCAGCGCATTATTGAGGTGATGGACTCATCGAGTAATGAACAAGAGGCGTTTGCAAAATCAACCCGTGAGGCAATAGGCGCAAACAAAAAAGTATTAAACACAAATTTGCAATTAAATAATAATCTTGCTGATTATGCGGCGGATGTTAAAAATTCGAGTGCGCTGCAAACAACAGAGTTTGAAAAAGAAAAGGCAAACATAGCGATTACAAAAGGATCTGGACAGGTCACAGCCGGGGCGGTTCAGGGAGGGAAACAGATTGTACAAAACATTGTCGGGGCATATTTTGGCGAAGATAAAAAAGATGATAGAACACCTGAGCAAAAGAAAATTGATCTTGATAATAGAAATCAAATCAGAGCGAAACGAGGCCTTCCGCCAGTCCTGGAAGATAAGCCGCCAGGGAGATTAAACGGCGGGCCGGTTGACAAGGGCAAGTCATATGTAATCCATGAGCAAAAAAAAGAAATATTTGTACCGGGACAGCCTGGTACAATTTTGCCAAAAGTCCCGGAACAAAAACAGCCGCAAAAACAAGAGAAACAGGCGTCCGTTATAAATTACTACAATAACAATATTAATGTTGCTGTGACTGTACCATTCTCGTCAATGGGCGTATCGATAGAGAGAGAAATTAGAACAGCATTGGATAATCTGGCAAGGACAACATTCCGGCAAAATACTGGATTGCCGTTAAAGGGATAATATGGCAGTCGGCGGTCAGTTATTACAATCACTCGGTCAGGCAAACCAAGTGTCTGGGATCTTAGGCACGGCGTTACAGCTGGCCGGTTCCTTGATGCAGAAACAAGTCAAAATTAGGGATACAAAAAATCCTTTAAATGTCGTAACCTTAGAGGTTACGGAAAAAGAATCGCTTGAGATGTCGGTTAAAATCACTGATAAGCCAATTGCGAATCTGGGGTCATCGCCTGATTTTATAAGCAGAAATCCAACGCCTTTGAAAGTTACTGGAAAAATCAGCAATATAAACCTTGATATCCGTGGTCTATCACCATCAGCTATTGCAGGGGCGGCCGGATCGTTTGCGCCTGGTATCGCGTCAGCGATTGGTAAGGGCAAGGATTTGCTGTCTAATTTTACAGATTTTGGCGGGGATGAAATCGATAAAAAAATAAAGATGCTTCGAGCCATGCAGTTGAGCGGTTATCCCGTCGAGGTTCTAGGGCTAAGGCTTGACGCTAAAAAATATGAACCATTAAAAAAAACTGACAAATATTTATATTTAATTGAGAGTATCGATCCCGAATTTTCAGCAGATTCAGGGGACTGTGTAAATATAACAATCACATTTAAAAACCTAGTTGGACTGTCTAAATTAATTGGAATAAAAAAAGGGACAATTGCAAGCGGAACACTGAAGGGAAATTTACTAACTAACCTCACAAATAAACTACCAATTATAAAATTATGAATATACAATATTTAAATATTATTGCATCAGAAATCCCCACCCAAAAGGTTTATAGTATAAATGGAATTAACTATATTTTTGATTTTAAATATAACGATTATGGTCAATTTTATTCAGTAGAAATTTACGATCAGGCAAGTAACTCATTGGTTACGAGCAATAAAATTGTATATGGTGTATCTTTGATAAATGTAATTTGTTCGATAACTTTAGATATTATACCATATTCAATAAATCTGATCAGAGGCGAACGCGGGACAGAAGACATTAATTCTAATACTCTTGGAAATGAAATAAAATTAATGACAGGGATGGCCAATGACTAGGCAGGGCATGATTTCGGTTTATGCGCCGACTGACAATCTTGGCAATCATGTAGCCGAAGGCGAACACATTATTTTTAACCAGCCATTCAATAATTTTGGCTTGAATTATGAATTCAGTTACACACGTTCTTATTTTTATCCATTTATTGATTTGTCGCTAAAAATTTACAACATATCTGACGAAATCGTAAATCTATTTAATTACGATTATGGCAATTTTGGGAAACGTCCGAAGGTCGAGATACATGGCGGGTATACAGATTACCGGATGAGTAGCGAGGCCGACGCGGATATTCTTGAGTCGAACTTAAACTTATTATTTGTTGGATTCCCGTATTATGTTGCATCTCAAAAAATACCAGGAGGCCGATATTTGGATGTTAAATTGTCAGACATTATGTCAGATAAGCGCAATAAAAAACTTGTGAAAACGTTTCGCAAAGGTTCAATGCTCGTCAATGAGATTTTGACCGGAATATTAAATGAATCCGGCATAAAATACGATCTGGCACTATTAAATACAGCGGCTTTCTCTGGGGTTAAAACTGAGATAGATTTATTTTACAATGGAGATTTTATTTTATCTGGAATACTCCCAAAATTGTCACAGCAATATGGATTTTATTTTTATACGAATACATCAGGAGCATTAATTTTTGCGCCGTCGGGGACACAGAGGAAAGGATCAATTCAGGCAGAATTAACAATTGAAAACGGATTAATAGAGTATCCGACTCAGATAAATAATACACAGTACAGCGTTAAAACATTTTTCGGGGCTCCTTCTATATTTTCGCCCGGCGATTACGTGAAAATTGTATCCGATCAATTTGCCGCGAAATCAGCAACCGGATTAATAATTGATGGGTCGTATAGGTGGGGAACGGATGATGCAGAGATAGTTTATAAATTCGGAGAGGATGGCAAACCGGTAGAAGTCTACCCGGTATTCCCGATATAATTATGGATTTTGAAGTTTATTTACAGGATTTAATCAGGCAGGCAATAAAGACAATCAGCATATCGTTTGAGGCTAAAATCGTGAGTTATGACAAGGCAAAACTACGTGCGACAATATCACCTCAACTGCAAATCTCAAATCTCGATAGCCAAGGCAAGCAAAAGGCCCCGACACTCTATCCTAATTTTACAGATATTCCAGTCAGGTTATTGTCAGGTAATGGATTTTTTATCCGGCCAGATTTCGCGGTTGGGGATATTGTGACGTGCATTGTTCCGGCGGCGGCGCCTAAGTTATTTATAGACGACAAAATGAAGCCAAATCAGAATCAAAGAGGATTTGATCTGACCAACTGTTATATTGTCGGAACATTACTACCAAAAGATTTCGCCTTCCCGTCAGAATTTGCCAGCAAGTCTGGGTTGTTAATTGGCAAAAGTGGCCAGTATGCACAATTCGATGGAACAAATATAAACCTTGTTAACGGAACAAAACAACTCCAGTTGACCAATTCTCAGCTTAATGTCATGGGGAATTTAAACGTCACTGGAACAATTGATGCAACCGGGAACATTAAAACAACTGCCGATGTACAGAGCCAAGGCGGGTCAAAAAGCTTGAACAATCATATACATCAGGCAGGGGCATTAATTACCGGGCCGACGCCGGGAAGCCCTGTAACTGGTGTCACAGGTGGGCCAGCGTGATAAAAGATTTATTGATGACAAATCCTGGGGATATTGTTTTAGACAATCATGGTATGCCAACATACATTTACGGACAAACGGCGATTGAGCAGATCATCAGGAATACTGTAAAAATATGGGCCGGGGAATGGTTCCGGGATACATCCCGAGGGATAGACTGGCCAGCAATCGTTTCGAATCAATACAGCAAGGCGCAGATAATCGAAATTATTTCAATTGCAATTTTAAAAATAAAATACATACAAGAAATTGTTGACATCTCGTTTGAATTAGATAATACGAATTCGACAGTGACAATGACATATACTATTTTGGCGGATAGCACAATAATTAACGGGTCGGTTGCAATATGATACCAGGAACGAATATTGGCATCACCCCAACTGGGTTTATTCGGCCGAATATTGACATACTTGAATCCGATATCCACGATAAATACAGCACAAGGTTTGACGACGGTGGTCTAAATCCAATAAGCCTTGAGCCGGAAAGTTTTTTTGGCGACATATCATCAATCGATGCATCAATGTATGACGAGGCCATGCAATTACTCGAGTCAGAATATTATGCAAAATTTCTGATTACAGCAACGGGAGCCGATCTTGACCGGGCAGCTATCCCAGGAGTAAGATTTCCGGCAATACAGGCAATCGGCCAAGTGACATTGACAGGAACCGCCGCAGCAGTAATCCCGGCTGGATCAATATTTGAGACAGAATTAAATATACAATTTACGTTAAATGCAAATGTCACGCTCTCAGGCGGTGGAACGGGAACAGGCAACATTACTGCAATAATTGGAGGCACTCCCGGCAATGTGTCGGCTGGGACGATCAAATTTATTCCAGTGCCGATATCGGGTCTTGATAGTGTAACAAACGCAAATCCGACGTCAGGTGGGACGGCGATTGAATCGGACAATGATTTTAGAACAAGAATTTTGTCTTCAAGAAGTTTGCATAAAACATCCACCCTCGACGATATCATCGCAGCTGTGCGTTTAGTCACAAACGTAAATTATGCGACAGGATATGAATTTTTTGTTGCTGGCACACAGGGGCAACCTCCGGGATCTGTGCAAATCGTTGTGGGTGGCACGATGACAAATAACGACGTGGCTGCAGCGATTGGAGCGTCGAGAGCCTCGGGCGTCTCGACATTTGGCAGCCAGTCTGGGGTTTACACAAATTTAGAAGGTCAGCCAAAAACCATTTATTTTGATTTGATATCTCAAATTAATTTATATTGCACAATCAATGTAACGGTGCAAACAGGGATTTACAATGCTGCATCCGATAACGATATTAAAGACTTGATCTTGCAATATATCGGAGGCACAAACCCAAGTTCCGTAAATTATCCAGGTGTGACAATAGGTGAGATAGTTTATGCATGGAAGTGCCAAGCAACTTTGTTTGAATTGTCGAACACCAGTAAAATACCTGGGTTAGCCGGGGTTACAATTACGCTAGGGGCGGGGGCGCCAGGAGCGTTGACTCAGTACAACTCAACGCCAACACAAAAACCGATTGCTGATTATGCATTTATGACAATAAATAAAACCTTCATATGAGAACGATTCCCGAAATATTGCGCCTTGCCCCTGATTTGTACGATAAGACAAGCTCGTCAAATTTTTATAATATCGTATATGTCAAACATTCTATGTGGTCTGAAATCGACGCGATCCGCCAACAATTACAGGATATCAATGATATTAACAACATGACAGGGGCGACTTTGGATAACGAAGGTGCGTCATGGGGTGTTAACCGCAACGGTCAAACCGATGACAATTTCAGAGCCGAAATTTTAACAAAAAAATATCTGTTTTTTATATCCAATAATGATCAAGCCATATTAAGTTATGTCAGAAAAATTATACCAACGGCAACCAGCATAGATATTTTTTATCGTAGAGATTTGGCCGGTTTTTTGCTTGACGGAACGCTTGTGCTCGATGGGACATTGTTACTTGATGGAGGGTTTCGAAAAAATTTATCATTTGATGTCCGGATAATAATGCCGGGAGCATTTAAACTGGATGGATTAATTTTGCTTGACGGGTCTCGTCAATTAAATGGATACAATTTATCAGGCGGCACACTCTCAGTCGTTACTTCCGGAATAAACAAAATACGTGCCGGTGGAATTGAAGGAACAGTAAATTTAACATTTTAAGGAGAAATTATGTCAATACCTAGCCCAGTAAAAGCCTATCCATTAACTGACGCAAGCTATGGATTCGGAAGTCATTTTGATGCAGAGCATCAACAGTTGTACGACAACGACAATTATCTTGATGCGAACAAACAACAGATTGACGGTTGGATACCAACCTCTCTAGGTTTTGCGCGGGAAACTGCGAAAGACTCTACCCCCGCTGCTCAGTTCTGTTTGTCACTGTCAGGCGATAAGTCAACACTCTACAATAAAGAGACATTATGGCGGTGGGTAAATGCGACAATAACGAAATATGCAATCCTAAAAGATATTGAATATGTGTCGGCTGATGCGAAGACATATTTTTTCTTTTTCACCGGTGACGACTCAGTTGGAACAGCCTACTCCCTGGATGCGTCGGGGGCGGTGTCCAGTGCTGTGTTCTCGTATGCTCGGTCACCCTCTGGGTTCAACACAAACCAGGAAAAATGGAAACTTGAGGTCAAATCCACTAGCGTTGTGATAATAACCGGGCCGAACACCTCGGTAATTGTTTCTCTATCAGTTGGGAGGGGGACATACAGGGGGTTTGTTAACGCATGGCGGGAGGTATCCAGTCCAGCCAGCACCAATATGCAGGCGGTGCTGCTCGTATTTAATTCGACTGACTCACTGAATAAAATGGTTAATTACGTGACGCATCTATCCGGGACAGGTGGAGGGGGACATGCCAATACAATCCTTGATCACGATTACGTCACCAACACTGCGTCAGGCGGCGTGTCGGGAGTAAAAACATATCAGCTGAAATTATCAATTCTTGCAGGATCACCGGTTACATCAACAGTAACGTTATATGGAACGGTTGTTCCATCATTGCTTGAGGTGTACGGGTTAATATGATAGTTGAATATAGAGACAATTCGTATTTTTTCGGAATTACTCGAACCTACGTAGATGAATCGTTTTATTGTTATCACTCACCTGGTACTGTTTTTGGGAACGTTAAATTAAATCAAGACGGCTCTGTATTTATAGGGCCAAATGGATTTTGCGAAATTGACCCAGTCCGCGACATCGCCAATCAGGCTCAAATCGAAAGCGACAATATTGCCGCAAAAAAAAAGGAGCTCATTGCTCGAATTGAGGTCAAAACAGAGGAGCTCGAAAATCAAGGGGTTTTATTTGGTGGGAAAATGGTGCCAACTGGTCATGAGACTCGTGATAATCTAGGGCAAATCAGGACAATGATGCCGCTCCCCTCATATAACTTTAAAATTTTGGCAACCGACAAAACAGCGGTACAGATCACAACCGAGCTTGAATTCGATGATCTATGTACCGCCGTATTAGGGTTTGTCATGCCGATCGAGCAAGCAGGTATTGAGCAGATATTGATTGTTAATGCAATGACAACGATGGCCGAACTTAATGCCTATATTGACCCGAGGTGATATATTGTTGTTACAAGCTGGGGCATTTAACGCGAACATAAATACGATATCGTCAGGAATCGGGCTCCTTTCTACCCTCGCGATTTTGGCGGCTATCGTTGGTGTGACTATATTTTTGACAAAACAGCATGATAAAAAAATAGAATATATCGAAAACAATTATGTAAAAAAGGACGATTTAAAGAAACTAGAAAACGACATCTTAAAAATCGAAGTTCATTTAAATTCCCATATCCGAGAATTATTTGATTTAGTGAATAGCATGAAGAACGATTTAAATAATAAATTTACTCAATTGATTGTGGAAATACATAAAGACAAAAACAAGGAAAATCAATATGACCGAAAAAAGAAAAGTAGAGCGAAGACGAACAAATATATTTAGCAAAAATGACACATACAGATTTGCTGGTGGGTTGATATTTGTAGTCGGTCAATTTATGCCTGGCAACCTGAATATTGACAAAGAAGGGATAAAAGCAGCTACAAATATAATGTCAGCGTTTGGTGTTTTTGTTTTCGCGCTCCCGTTTTGGTTTAGATATTTACAGGGGAAAAAACAATGAAATTAATTAGGATTAAATATATCGTTGCCGGGATAGTCGCGGCGGCTGTGGTTGTCGGGTTGTTTGTATTCTCCAATTTGTCGTGCGCGAGCCCACAAATCAAAAACAATGTTATTGATAACAACAAAAAGGCTTTGGCAGTTGTAGACGATGCGAAATCCGGGATTAAAAATTTAGATATTCCCAAAGAACAAAAGTCAATAATAACAAACGCTTTGGATAAATGTGGTGAGTCATTAACTGATTCGATTAATAAAATAACTCAAATCGAACTATACACTGAGGCGGATAAACAAATAATATCTGATTTAAAAAAAGACTTGTCTCGCTATCAAAAGAGAGTCAGTGACGACAATATAGCAATAATAATTGGATCAATTATCTTGGCTTTAATTATCGCCTATAAAATATTTATATGGCTGAATCCAACGGCAAATTTGTTAAATCAAATTAAAGACGCAATAAATAAAAAATAATGTACCTTGTAAAATACTCATACCGCTGGCCTGATAAAACTGTTGACTCTGGTTTTATGGCATTGACCGTTACGCGGATTATCAACGCCGATACTATAGATTATTGTAAAACAAAAATAGAAGAGTACCACAAAAGAAAAAATCAAACAGTAAAAGAATATTATGAATTTATAGAGGCGCTTTGAAAGATTATTTAATTGTATTTAAAAACGGCTTATCCGATGTCGTGCAATACCGAACAAAACAGATTTGCAGGATTGAGGAACGCAAAAAACATGGACCAGTCCATTATGTCCGGGATGCAACCAGAATTGAGGCTAAACGGTATGCGAGAATCAGGGAGAGTAAAACGCTATGAAATTTAAACCAGAGTTCCACGAACCAGTATTATCAAATTACGTCACGTCTGATTTTGGAGAGCGCATTTTAAATGGAGGCAAACAATTTCATGATGGTATTGATTTTGTAAATTTTGATCCTACGTCTAAAAAATATCACACCGACAAATCAGTATTTGCAATCGCTGACGGAATAATCAGTTTTGATTACGATATTTATGATGAGCGTTTTAGATGGCTCCGGCCACAAGACTCTGTCGGCAACATGGTAATTTTACGGATCAAAATCGCCGGGCAAGATTATTGCTTCCGTTATTGCCATCTGGGGATAAATATTGTATCTGTAAATCAGTTTGTAAAACGTGGTCAAAAACTCGGTGAATACGCTGACGTCGGACAGAGTTATGGGCCACACTTGCATGGTGATTTGTCTATAGGTACTGTATTTGATCGGACAAAAAAACTTGACCCGAAAACTCTATTATGCTAAACAAACCTAAATGAGTCGCAAAAAACCAAATCCAGATCCACCGATTAAAGGTACTCCGCCGCCGCCACCGCCACCGCCACCGCCACCACCCGTGAATAGCGAATGACGAACAAAACCAGCATCGATAATTTTATGTCCTACCTATCAGACCTTGAAAAACGTCTGGACGATAAGTGTGTATTTTCAGCGCAAACGATTGCTACAATTAGACAGGATATAAAAACCGGTAAAATATCATTCGTAAACCGAGTTAATGCGAATACGCAAAAAGTTGGAAATCAGAGTTAATGCGTAATACGGATAAAGGTAGTTAGGTGAAAGGCAAAATAGATTATCCACATCTATTTCCCTGTACTATAAAATCATGGAACACGATATCTTTAAAATTGCAATATTTCCTAAGTTTATCGCACTTAGTATTATCAATACTTGCTGTACAACCAGCTTTTATGCAATCAGTTTCTCCGTCAGTGGTAACAACTAAATAAACTTCTCCATCGCATAATTTTAAAAATTTTTGCCCGTCACCTAACAGCGTTTCATCTGCTGCGCCGCCTTGCGGCTCGGGTTTCGCTTCGTTATTTTCCTGTTTTGTTTTATCGTTCATAAAATCTCCATTTAAAGTTTTTCCCTGTCGCTCAACCACATGACCTTCGGCCACGTCAGATAAACGCAAACGTTAGGCGTAATAAAAGGCAGTCAATCCTCATCTTCTATCAAATGTTCATCTTGTTCTTCATGAAATAAATCAGGATGCTGTCTTAAATCGTAATCGGTTACTTCCCGCTTAAAATCGCATGTCTTTTCTGTTGTACATAACCCAATCGAATCTTCAAACGGGCAAAATATTTGGTAATCAACTTCCGACGGATAATCACAAACCCCTGCACAAATTAAACCAGTCTCACCGCAATGAATATGACACGCAAATTGGCCAACAAATATTTTATCTTGTTTCGATTTTTTTAATTTTGGGTACTTGTTTTTATAAATAATAATTTCTTTTTCGATGATTTTTTCTTTTATGAAAAGTGTATTCATCAAGCCTTTTACAACGCCTAACAAAGTATAACCGCTTTCGGCGTTTTTATCCTCTGTTTGATTTTCTTTTTCCATATTATCCTCACTTTGTTTTTATCGTAGCACAGCCAACTTCGTTGGCCGTCGGTTACACATGAACGTTAGCGGCAATAATGCAGTTTAACCTGCAATACCGCCGCCATCCATGGCGGCTATGGTTTACCAGCCGTACCCGTTCGCTTTGCATGCTCCTGTATGTTTTTTAAAATATTCTTTATCTTTGCAATTCATTTTGTCCGTATCTTCAGTTTTCGGTTGGGTAGTTGTCGAATTATTATTTCCAAAGAACATTAAATAAATCCACCAGTTTGAATAAAAAGAACCAGTCGAACCCGTTTGTGAACTTATTCCAGTATTTGTTAATGGACTCGCTTTCTGTACGTCAGAAGATATCCCAGTTTTATTTCGTATTGATGTTTGCTTTAGGGTGCTACTCGTCGGCATCGGCTTAGTTTGCTGTGTATAGGTTTTCGGGGTATTTGTCATGGGGTTTGTAGGTCGGGAATAGGAATAGCTGCTCGATGGTTTAGATGAGTAACTACTCCCGTACGAACGACTGCTTGAAGAACCTCCGCTATATGATCGGCTTGAATATCCACTGCTATACGATCTACTTCCTGAATAGCTACTGTACCCAGCAAAAATAGAAGAACAGGCAAAAACCACTAAAATTAATATTGAGAATTTTTTCATTTTCTTTTTCCTTTACTTATTAAATATAAGTACATGTTATTCCGCCATCCTTGGCTACATAATATTCGTTAGCATTACAGCCGCTAACAGCGCGTATCAGCTTCGCGCTTTGCGCTCGGCCTGCAGCACATTGACCTTCGGTCAACGTCAAGATACGCGCAAACGTTATCAGAAACGGCTGGCAGATTTGTCGTCTGCCAGTCAT